AAAGATGTTTGGCTGCGATGATGCCGTCTTTACGGGGTCATTCGGCGTAGACGACACGCCGTGGAGCGGTGTGATCGGACGATCACTACGGCTGGGGCACCACATTACCCGCGACATGTTCGGCAATCATATGCCCAAGCCGGAAGTGTTGTTTGACGTGTGGAGTGTAGACGAAGGTGTTGTGGACTGGGCCTATCCGTGGGAAGTGCTTGGCACTATCTACCAGACCGAGTTCGCACTCAAGATGGTACGGCGTATCAACGCTCCAAGTCCGAGCCAGCTAGAGGCGCGGGGTGCGCTGTGCTGGCGTGAGGAAACAGACAAGCGGTTGATGGCAGCGCGTGGCGTGTCTAGCCTGGTGGTGCCGACCGTAAACCTTGTCCAGAACGAGTACCCAAACGGTATAGCCGGAACGGTGCCGCTAGAGACTGGCTTTCTGCTTGAGTGCTGGAACCACGGTCTGCGGATGGACACTGGGCGCTATCGTGGCATGAAGCCGCCAAGCTGGCGCGTCCCTGACTTCTGGCTACGACGCGCATGAGCGTAGCTGTCTACACGATAGCCAGGAACGAAGCCATGCTGATGCCGTACTTCATGCGTCACTACGGCAGCTTCGCGGCGAAGATCGTTGTCTACGACGATGAGAGTGACGACGGAACGCCCGAGATCGTGACTGCGGGCGGCGGCGAGGTCAGGCCCACAAGCTGGCACGGCCTGGACGATAAGGCGATGGTCGAGCTAGCCAACAGCGAGTATCGGAACGCTGGTACCGATTGGGTGATATGGGTAGACGCTGATGAGTTCATCTACGCTCGCGATCTGCCCCAGGCGCTGAAGCAACTCACCAGTCAGGGAGTCATGCTGCCGATGGTCACCGGCTATTGCATGACAGCCGATGGCCTGCCGACTAGCTCTGGCCAGATCTATGATGAGATCAAGACGGGTTTCAGGGCAGAACGGTACGACAAGGCTTGTGTAGTCAATCCAAGTCTGCCCATTGCCTGGGCTGCTGGCCGGCATGAGTTCATGCTAGGCGCACAAGCGATCCGGTCGGTGGACGGCTATGAACCGCTCATGCTGCTTCACTACCGCTGGTTCGGGCGTGCCTACTGTGACGAGCGCTCAGCCAAGAACTGGGACCGGCTCAGCGTTCGCAACCGTGTCAACAACCTGGGCATTGAGACGAACCCGGCCTATGTCGGTCCGTACACCCCAGCCTGGTATGAAGACCAGGCGTCTCGGGCTGGCGTATGCATCTAGATCATTTCTCGACTGATCAGTACAAAGACGTGATCGAACTCCTGCATGGCAACGGCTGGACACCCGAGTCCATCCCGCCCCGCAAGGCGATGATTGCGGATGCCTGGACGGTCTACGACGATAACGATGAACTGGCCGGCTTCATACGCGTTCTGAGCGATGCGCTGACAGTCACGTATGTTTGCGAGATCGTCGTGGCTGAGCGGCATCGCGGGAGCGGCGTGGGTCGCATGATGCTGGAGCACGTAGCCTCTGTGTTCCCTGATTCTCGAATCGACGTGCTGTCAACCCAAGGCGCGAAGGCGTTCTACGAAGCGTGTGGCTTCACCGTTCGACCAGGCTATAGGCGGTACCCATGAAATTCAGCGACCTGAAACCAATCAGCCTGTGCCCGCGATGCATTAGCACTGAGATGGTAGACGTAATGGAAAGCGGGGATCTGGTCTGCCTGCGCTGCGCGGGTTCGCTGAGCCTGAATGGCGAGCCGTGCTACTGGTCGTGGCGTCTGCTGCCGGATGGACTAGCCGAGATCACGACGTGGGTTATGAAGTGCAAGTAGACCTGTTCAGGCCGTACATGTCTGCTGAGGCAGGCATTGCGACAGCGTTCGCGCTGACTCCCGATGGAGATGGCCGTCTGTTCATCGGGCAGGGTCCGAAGGTGCAGGAGTTCGAGAAGGCTTTCGCGAGCCTGGTGGGACTGGAAACGCCACTAACTACGAACTCTTGCACTTCGGCTCTGGATCTGGCGCTGCATCTGGCCGGCGTGGGCCTGGGCGACGAAGTGATCACCACGCCCATGACATGCACGGCTACCAACAGCCCAATCGTCAACCGCAAAGCCAAGATCGTATGGGCCGATGTGGACCCGGTGACCGGGCTGATCGACCCCGCCGACGTGGCGCGTAAAATGACCAGGCGCACAAAGGCGATCATGGCGGTTGATTGGGCGGGCAGAAGCTGCGACTACAAGGCGCTCAGGTCGCTCACGCTGGGCGCGCCGTGGATGATGGTTCCGATCATTCAGGATGCGGCGCACAACCTGATGGTGGATCCGAACAATCGTGGTGACTACGTCGCATGGAGCTTCCAGGCGATCAAGCATCTGACTACGGTTGACGGCGGGGCGCTTCTGGTGCCCGAGAAGCAGTACGAACGAGCCAAGCTGCTCCGTTGGTACGGGCTGGACCGCGAATCGTCTGCGGACTTCCGGTGCGCCCAGAACATCATTGAGGCTGGCTACAAGTACCACATGAATGATGTGAATGCGGCGATTGGCCTGGCTAACCTGCCAAGTGCCGAGTGGGTTGTATCCCGGCACCGGGAAAACGCCCGCTGGTACAGCGACAACCTGCGAGCCGGGCCAGACGTACTGTTCCCGCCGGCTGACGACAAAGGGTCGTGGTGGCTCTACACCCTGCGCGTGCGCGACCAGGCAGGTTTCATCAAGTACATGGCAGAGCAGGGCGTTATGACCGGCCAGGTTCACGCTCGCAACGATACTCACAAGGCGTTTGATTACTACAACGGACCGCTGCCGGGCGTAGACGAGTTCTCAAGTCATCAGGTAGCCATTCCGGTCGGCTGGTGGGTTACCGAGCGCGACCGAGAGCACATCGCTGAAGCCGTGGCGGCATTCTCATGGGCAAGGGTATGACCACACCACACAAGCATCATTGGAAGTACCTGCGGCAGGAGTTCAAGCTGACAGACGAGCTAGTCCACGGACAGCACCAGAAGCGCATCGTAGACCTGTATTCGTGCGAAGTGTGCCTTGAGTACCGTGGCGTAGACGTAGGGCCAGCACCAGCCACTACACGCGGCGCGCAGCCCCAGTGAAGAACCCGCCGATGAAGCCAGGCAGGCCGAAGCCCAGGCCGCCTAAACGACCTAAGCCCGGAGGGTACTGATGAGCGCGAACCTGTACGCTTCTGTGGCCGAGTTCCGTGACCGGATGGGTATTACCGACACCGAGTCTGACTGGCAGCTTGACCGTGCCTTGCAGACTGCGTCTCGGTGGATTGACCAGACGCTAGGGCGCAGGTTCTACACGACCGAATCTGACGAGATTCGCTACTACACGGCGTCCGATTGCTACTGGGAGCTACGCCCCGAAGACGACATCCTGAGCATCACGACCCTGGCTACCGACGCCAATGGCGACGGTGTGTACGAGACGACGTGGACAACTGGCACCGACTACCATCTGGAGCCGATCAATGCGGTGGCCAATGGCGAGCCGTACCGTCGGATCTGTCGGTCTTGGTGGCAGGGCAGATTCAGCTTCCCGTCGTATCACAACGCCGTCAAGGTGACTGGCAAGTTTGGCTACTGTGCCCTGGTCAACGTGCCGCCACAGATAACCACGCTGTGCATGATGGTGGCCGAAGGCGAAGCCGGTCCCGGCCTGAGCGATCTGGTTATTCCAGGCGTGCAGAGCTACAAGATAGGCAACGAGCTTACAGTCACTGTAGCTGGCAAGAACCTGCCCAGGAGCGCGCAGAGCATCATTGACCACTACCGTCGTGGCGTGGGGTTCATCGGCTGATGCCGATCCCGCGTAACACCGACATACTCAAGCGGATTGTTCAGCAGACGTTCAACACGACGTGCCGGGTCAGTCGCAAGACCGAGGTAGCTGATAGCTCTGGTGGCATGACCGATACGTATGCCACGGTGAGCACGCTAGCTTGCCAGTTCTATCGCCAGGGCATCACACCACTGGAGCGCGAGAACGCGGTACAAGTGCGGTCCATCAGTGTGTGGATCTTCGTGTTTGCCTGGGGATCCGATGTGCTGCCTACCGACCGACTCGTTGAAGTCAGCAGCGGGCGCACATTCGAAGTAGTTAGCTCTGCGACTGGCTCGCTGGATCTGGCGTGCCGGGTTCTGGCTCAAGAGATCCTATAAAGGGCTGGGCCTTAGCCAGACACTTCTTGCAGACCCAGGTATCTTGTACCGGGTTGAACTTCACCCTATAGGCGCTAACCATGATGCCGCACAAGCTGACCCCACGCTTATCGGTATAGGGTTCGATTGCTTGATGGAGTAGGTGTCGTTTCAGATAATTCCATCGCGTTTGGCTGTCTGATACGGCTAGCCAGAACGTCTCGTTCATGGTCGTTTCTCCCTCTTGTTGAGATCCCGCGCTAGCCTCTCGGCTTCGCGTTCGGTTGGCACCGGACTGGTGTTGTAGCCCAGGATCGTGTCGCGTACGTACCACATGGTATGCCCGCTGTCCATGACCATGAACTTGACGACGTAACGCTTCATGCCATTGCCTCTGACCGACCGTGACAATGGTCGATACCTAGTTCGCAGCAATAGCAATCGGCGTTGATAGCGCAAGTCACTTCACCCTGCTCGTCTCGGCAATCGTGTTTGTCCATGTCCGTAACCCTACACCCACCCGATTGATCTGTCAATACCCTTTCAGTGCGAGTTTTCAAAATGCCGGAGGTTCACGTAATGCCAGCCAAGCCAGCCGACGACGGCGTCACCAAGTGCCGTCACTGCGGCGCAGTCCCAGCGGAAGAGCCAACGTCAAGCGACTGGCTCTGTAACGCGTGCGAGCGCTACCAAGACTTTGCGATCTGCCCAACGTGCGGCGGGGTGACTCGACACAGCACGCTCTCGCCGGACGCCGTTCCTGACAAGGAGAGCAACGAATAATGGCCCGCGCAGTTCTTACCCCCGTTCTGTCGTCTGCGAGCGGCAGCGTGTATTCAGCACCCGGCGCGGTTGATGCTGGCAACGGCAACGAGTTCGCCAATGCCGGGCGTACGATGATCGAGATTGTCAACGGTTCCGCTTCAGCCGTGAGCGCCACGTTTGTCACTAACGGCACGTATAGCGTTGGCTCAACCGCCTACGCTATTGCCGATCTGGTCGTTGCCGTTGCCGCTTCAGCTACGAAGGTTTGTGGCCCGTTTGACACCACGCTGTTCAACTCTGGCACTAGCACGGTGCAGGTTGACTGGTCGCACGGCACGTCGATCACGGCCCGCTGCGTCACGATGGGCACGTCTTAGCAACGTGCCCAGCCCGGTTCGCGTCGTCACCCACGTCTCGGTACGGAGCAATCGCATTGGCCAGGTTGTGTCGCGTCTCACGGCCAACACACAACGGGCCGTAGTTGAAGCTGCGACGGGCATCCAGACGCTCGCCAGCCAGATTGCCCCGATTGACACAGGTGCTTTACGCAACAGCATCTACGTCAACACCGGGAGTGATAGCGACTACAGCACGCGGGTTGCTACTTCTCGGGGCCTGAACCGTGACATGATCCCGCTGGACGAACTTTCGCCGGAGTTCGTGATCCCACTAGCCGGGTCCAACACTGGCAACGTTGCGGTTGTGGGTGTAGCGGCTCACTACGGGCTGTTCCTTGAAGAGGGCACTGTGTTCCAGCCGCCACAGCCGTTCATGCGCCCCGCGTCGGAGTCGGTGAGCGATGATTTCCAGCAGGCTATGCAGCGTGTGGCCGATGGCATATGAGCGCTGACGTTACGCGGCTGGACGAGTGGATGTACGGGCTGTTCAGTAGCTCGGGCGTTGTCAGCGGCCTGGCGGGCGGGCGTATCTACAGCGACATGGCTCCACAGGGCGCGACGTTCCCGCTAGTGCTGTTTTCATTCCTGGGTGGCGCGGACAAGGTGATCACGTTCTCGGCTCGGTTTACCAACGCGATCTATCTTGTCAGAGCCGTCGGCAAGGGATCCAGCTACGCGTCTATCGAGACGTTGGCAGACGCCTTGGATGTGCTACTTGGTAACTCAGTCCCCGCAAACGGCCTGGTTGTACGTGACATACGCATCGCGTCGTGCAACCGAGAGCAGCCGCACCAGCGGAAAGACATGGAAAGCGGCGTGCCTATGGTGTACCTGGGCGGGTTCTACAGGATCCGCTACCAGCCCGCCGTTTTTGCCTG